ATGTCCTCGGAGTGGCTTCGTTATCGTTACGGGATCCTTCCGCTCGTGTTCTCTATCCAAGGCGCCCTCAAGGCGCTGAACGATGGCAAACGCCCTCTTCGTGTGACCTCTCGCGGTCGCGCTTCCGTGTCCGTTAGCCCCGAAACCAAGGTGTCGTCGTCGACGTACTCTTGGTCAGTGGCTACCATCACGGGCTCGCGCTCCGCGGAGGTCACGTGCCGGGCCGGTATTCTCTATGAGTACCAGTCCGACATGGGTTCTCGCTTCGGTGTGGGTCTCCAGGAGGTCCCGGCAGCGGCTTACGAGTTAATACCTTACTCGTTTGTCGTCGACTGGTTCCTGAATCTGGGTGACTTCATATCCGCGATTTCCCCGAAGGTAGGCGTGCGTGAATTGGCGTCTTGGACGACTGTTACAGTGAAGGAGCTTTACGAAAGCGAGGAGCGATCCTCGCCCCGTGTCGTTCCCAACTGGACCATCTCGGACAACCGTCTTGGCACGCAAACGGTACGTGTGACGCGAGTCACACGTACTCCTGGCGTGTCGGTAGGTGTTACCTATATCCCGATTACCTTCACAGGTAAGAAGGACTGGCTTCACCTCGCCGATGCGGTCTCCCTCATCTACGCTCAGTTGCGTAGGTGAAGGGTCCTTAACTTAACCAACTGGAACTTCAAATGGCAATCATCCTGAACACCGTGTCCTTCGAAATGGACACGTACCAGACGCCCAACCGTGTCAATTACGTCTCCCCGACCAACACCTTTACGGCGAAGGACGTCCTGTCCTTGGCTCGCACCCCGGCAAAACCGGGTGGTGGTACTCGCGGAGTCGCACGCGCATCGGTCAAGCGTACGCGAACCGTTACCCTCGACGACGGCACCAAGCAAGATGCTATCGTCGAGATCACCTGTTCGCTGCCTGTCGGCATGTCGAAAACCGACGCCGACGCTCTGCGTGATGATGTCGGTGACTTCGCCATCAGTGCGGCCGGCGATGCGCTGTTCTGGAAACACGACTTGACCAACTAAGGTCTCGTCATGGTCCAGGCAGTTCTCGCTGCCGCACTGGCGGTTTTGATCATCTTGATCGGGCTCAAGCTGGGCCCGATCGTCATCACTGAAGGATTGCGTGATGCAAAACCTCAAGCAGAAGCGTCGCTCCCCCGACGGGAGCGTCAAGAAGAAGGTCCTCAGCCAGGTCCTTCTGAAGACGTTGAACAGCGTCACGACCTGTAATGCGGAGTTTCAGCGGCTGGCCGGTTTTATCCGGTCTGGCCGCTGGGACCTCGCGTATAGGTGGTCTGAGTCCGTGTCAGCAGCTGCATACGACACGGCTCTCGAGCATTTCGAGAGTAATCAGATGGCAGCACTCATCAAGAAGCTCCCCCTCCACTGGCGGGACGACTTTAAGTTCGACCGTGACCCAACCTCGACAGCGCTCGACAAGTTCGATGCTGCTGAGGAAAGGTGCCGGAAGACTAACCGTCGTCTCCTAGCAAAGGGGAACTCTCCTTACTCGCACTCTCTAGAGAGGGCTCGTAAGTGGATCGCTCGCGTGTTGGGTGATGAACCCGACCTGCGTTCGATATACGATAAGTGTTCCCTAACCGCTGGCGCCGCCATAGGCGTGCACGGAAATGCTACCAACGTTTGGCGGAAACTCTCTGCCCTACGTTGGACCGTGTCACCGTCTGCGGCGCCCTACGCTCTAGCCGCCCTTCGGACCAACTGGTCCGTCATGAGCTGTGTCTTCCCTCAGCGGGAAGGCATGTTCTGCATCGACTGGGAAGTCGGTTCAGAGAAGCTCAGGGAGAAGCTCGAGTTCGTAGAGTTCAACAAGCTTGACTTTGTACCAAAGACCGCTAAGACCGACCGGTCAATAGCGGTCGAGCCGCTTCTGAACAGTTACGTTCAGAGTGGTATCGACGCGGAGCTTCGAGCTCGCCTCAAGAGATGGGGCTACGACTTGTCCAACCAGGAGTACAACTCCGAATTGGCCCGTCGCGGATCCATCACAGGCGAGCTCGCAACACTCGACTTGTCGAGTGCGTCTGATACCGTCTCGAAGGAGCTCGTAAAGCTGCTCCTTCCCCCAGCGTGGTGGCGGTTGCTCAATGCAACTCGCTCACCCGCGTATCGTGATCCTCGTGATGGGTCCGTTAGGACCTACCATAAGTTCGCGAGCATGGGGAACGGCTTCTGCTTCCCGCTTGAAACCCTGATTTTCGCGTCGCTTGTCCGTGCGTCCGTCGAAGAGGCTAAAGATCTTGGGGTTGCCCCCAGGAGCTCACACCTCCACGCGGTGTACGGTGACGACATCATCCTCACGGTTGATGCCGCCCGGCGCTTGATCAGGCTCCTCTCCTTCGCCGGGTTCTCGACGAACGTTGATAAGACGTTCTTAGAGGGCCCGTTTAGGGAGAGCTGCGGTGCAGATTGGTACTTAGGACAGGACGTGCGTCCTGTGTACTTGGATTTCCACTTGGACGCGACCGCGAACAAGATGGTCTTCCATAACTCCACCCTCCGAGGCGCCATGACCTCACGTCTTTTCGAGGACGTACGTGTCTGGCTCCGCGAGAACACACCGGCTCATCACCGGTTCCTGAGGCCCGAGACTTATCATCTCGAGCCTTCAACGGGCGCCTCCCTCTTCGAGAGGCGTTACGTCAATGGGGCCTTCACGGTCCCTCAGGATGTGTTCATGGGGTGTAGTTTCGCGCGCTGGTCTATCGCCGAACAGCGATGGCGTCACCGGGCGTTCGTGTATAGTCCTGTAACGGACGAAGACACGGGCGACCGGGACCGTAGGTTCCCCTACGACCAGTGCCAGTACTTCAGCTCTCTCATCTCCCCTCAAGGAGGTGGCCAGCTGAACCTGCGTCGGAAAGTAGTTCGACATGCTGTTCTGGTCTAACCATTACAGCCATCGTCCGCAGTCTTTGACTGCTGACGTTCCGGGGCCCTAGTCAGGCCCCGGGGGTAGGTGCATCACTTGTGGTGACACTTAAGGTGGAG